GCTGGTGAGTTCTACGTTATGGATTCACAGAATGTCGGGCAGTTGTTCCAGCGTGAGGGAATCTCTGTAAGGTTCTTCGAGCAAGACGGCACTAACGTAACTAGCAACCAAACTACGGTTCGGGGCGAGATGCGTGAGGCTTTTGCTAAGTTCCATTCAGACGCTTGTTTCCACGACACGTTCGCTAACGTCACTACCGTAATTGAGGCCGCTGCTCCTTAATTCGTGTGACTTATCTTCTAGGGGGCTTCGGCCCCCTTTTTTGTGGTTTAGAAATTTTGTTTATCTTAGCCGCATAGGTTTTTAGGTTTTGATTAAGGGGGCTTCGGCCCCTTTTTTTATAGGTCTTACGCTCGTGGTCGTATTTTAGAGGTATGAGAACACGCACCAAGATAACCAGCACTTCAGCCCAGACGGGGGTAACATCAGCAGAGTTAAAGCTATTCGCTAGAATCCCTGACATAGCTGGGGAAACCAACTTACTATCTGCCCTATTGTCTGCCGCTCGTGAATACGTTATGAGATACACGGGTTACGCCTTCGACCAGGTCATTGGTGTTAAGGTAGTAGTAACAGACTTTACGGACGAGATCAATAACTCTAAGCTTCACCTAGAACTGCCTATTGCCCTAATGGATGGGTCTTACTCTAGTGTGGTTGTTACGGGCTACGATGAGAACGGGGATAGCACAACGCTCACAAGTAGGACTAGGGGAGATGATACGCTCGTGGTCAGTTCGGTCGATACAGGCTATGAAGAGATAGAAGTTACCTACACCGCAACACCCTCAATTCTACCCGATGCTATCCAACAAGCTATCTTGTTAATTGCCTCAGAACTCTATGACGAAAGGAAGGTAACCATTAAGGGAACGATCACGTCTGAAACTGAATTCACGGTTAAAAACCTTTTGTCAGGGTATAGGAGATTCACCTCTTTTTATGCTTAACTTTAAATAGGTAAGGATGAGAGAGTTAATAATTCTGTACACGGAAACCAACACCACGGACGAGATAGGGGGCTTCACAACCGCTTTAACGCAACTTAGAGAGCAGTACGCAGACGTTCGGGTTGAATCCACGGGGTACACCCAACAGAACCCAAATGCGTCTAGAAACGCTTCTATTGTCGTTACAATGCGTGACGCTACTGATTATAGTTCTAGTGTTACCACCACGGGGAGTGAGTCGATTAAGGCTATTTCTTGGAGGGGCACAACGTACCGAGTAGAAAGCTTCCCCACACCTGATCTAACTGGGATGGTCACCTTTACCGCTACAAGTGTTTAGGGTTGAGGTAGAAGATAAGCGGCTACTAGCGAAGGTCAGGAAGGCCAAGCAAGAGGTGTATAGGGAGGTTATGGGCGAACTACTCATCGGGGCCAAGGAGATTCAATCCAACGCTAGGGAGATTGTCCCCGTGGATAATGGCCAGCTTCAGGACTCAATCGTAACCGACCCCGTAGAAGACGGCTTCAAGGTTGGTACTAATTCCGATTATCGCAATTACATAGAGTTCGGCAAGCCAACGGGAACGGGGCCAAATGGAGGGCCAAGACCTTATCTAAGACCAGCATTCCACAACAACAAGGAGAACATAAGGAAGAGGGTAATAGCACTAATAAGAAAGCTACTATGAAGATTGAAGAATTCATTTGGACGAATAGGGCATTTATAGAGTACGGCAAGCTTAGAGGCTTAGAAACCTTCGAGCAGACAATGGCTGACCTATTTGAGATAGTAGCACTCTTCACGGGCCATAGGGAGAACGGTGACGAACTAAAACTAGAGGACTGGGAGCGTATCGCTTCCTTTATGTACTCATCTCACCTAGCTTACAAGAAGTCCGTTAAGAAGCCGTTAGAGGTCACAGAAGACGATTTCTTGGAAACCGCTAAGACCAACCCCGAACTAATGGGCAACGCCCTTAAAGAGTTCTTAGAGTCCTTACCCAAGGTTGAGAACAAGGAAGGGGGAAAGGAGGTAGCGGACTAACCTTCGACAAGGCTGAAGCCCTTTGGTGTGGTGACCTGGCTTTGCCGTTAGAACGCTTCTATAATACCACATTCAAAGAGTTCATCTATCGTCTAGAGGGAGTCAATAGGCGTATGGCTAGGGAAGATGATCGCTGGCGGAATATGATGGCTGCACTTATTAACCCACACGTCAAGAAGCCCGTTAAAGCCAAGGACATCCTAGAGATACCACTTATTGACGGTGACCCCAAGAAACCAGCTATTTCTTTCGAGGAACAAGCCAAGGTATTAGAAGCGTGGAATAAGGGGCGAGAGTCCTAAAACTACTTTTGTCGTATGACCGTAGAAGAACTAAACGTAAAGGTAACCGCTGACATCTCCGACCTCAAGAGGGACTTAGCGAGAATGGAAGGGGCCGTTAAGGGAAGTGCTCAGAAGTCGGAAACGGCTATGAGTGCTGGAATGAAAAAGATCGGGGGAGCGATTGCAGCGGCTTTCTCAGTTCAGGCAATAATCGGTTTCTCTAGGGCAGTCATTGAGGTACGCTCTGAGTTTGAGAAGTTCGAAGCGGTTCTTACTAATACCCTTGGTTCTAGTGGTGCGGCTAAGTTGGCCTTGTTGGACATTAAGGATATGGCGGCTAGAACGCCCTTTAGTGTCGCTGAGTTGTCGGGTGCTTTTGTCAAGCTTACTAACTACGGCCTCAAGCCCTCTATGGAGTCAATGCGCCAATATGGTGATCTGGCTAGTTCCGTGGGTCAAGGGTTTGATCAGTTAGCAGAAGCAGTCGCAGATGCAACAACGGGGGAATTCGAACGCCTCAAGGCCTTCGGCATTAAAGCCTCCAAGGAAGGGGACAAGGTTACATTCACCTTTAAGGAGCAAGCCACAACGGTAGACTTCACGACTAAGGCCATTGAGAACTACGTTAAGGGTCTAGGAAACCTTGAGGGGGTTAGCGGTTCAATGGCTGCAATCTCTGAAACTCTAGGGGGTAAGGTGTCTAACCTCGGGGACAAGTGGGATAGCCTTCTTAATACAATTGGTAATACAGATGCTTGGGGAGATGCTATTGACGCAATGGGTGACGCTACTAGCTTCCTTGAGGACTTTATTAAAGTGTCTAAAGACCTTGACGAAAAAAGTGGGGCTTATGGGGCTGGGAAGTACAAGGGTGGGGAAGCACCTGGAATAGGTGCGCTAATAGGCTTCTTTGAGAGAGGTGCAAAAAGGATAAGCGAAGCGGCTGACAACATTGAGAGGGATGCTAAGAAGGCGGCTGAAGCATTAGCTAGGGGTCAGTCTATGGCTATGGAAAGAAGAGCCGCTGGTCTTCCAGGTGTCGGGCCATTACCCCAAGGCACTAAATTACCCCCCGTATTCGGCCCCACGGGTGAGCCGTGGAAGAAAGTTGGGAAGTCCGCTGACGAACTAGCCAAGGAACTAGCCAAAGCAACCGAGGAAGCCTCTAAGCTGAGAAGGGCTAGAATGGAGGAATTGGGACTTCAAAGGAGTATGCGACAAGCCACCCAATTAGGCCAAAGGCAGATGGGTACTTTTAACCTACGTCTTCGGGGGCAAATGGATACGGGTGGGTTTGTTCGCCCTAGAATTACGGGGCCTGAGATTCAATACGAAGACACTTCCAACCTTGTCCTATCACAACTCCAAGAACGGACGTTTGAGGCAGATGAAGCAATGTTCGACTTCGGCAGTTCGGCTGGTATCCTTTCTCAAAGCTTGGTAGCAGCGGCAGAAAATACCGAGGCGGCTTCAGACATCTTCGCTAATGCTATTGGGGCTATCGTTAGTGAACTCCTGACGCAAGCGTTAGCAACTAAGATGGGTTCATTTGCTGGGCCATTAGGCGGCTTAGTGGGAGGCTTCTTGACTTTAGGGCTTAAAGGGGCAGATATGGAAACCTCAAGGGTTAGAACTCAGAATAGCACCGCTAGATTCAACTAAATGGCTTTAATCTCAGACGTACGAATTAGGGCAAAGGTAAAATTTGACTCTACCGTTTTAGAAGATACCTACGAAATGCACCTAATAGATGCGGACTACGACAACACAACAGACGGTGACCCACTAGAGTTAGAAGCTGATAGGGATGGGTTTACGCTTGAATGGAGGGGTTCGGATGAAATACAGACCGTTCTAGGGTCTAAGTGTTCCTTCGGGTTTATGGTCACCGACAACGACACGGAAACCCTAGCTAGTGATCTATTAAGCCTACAAGAAGACCGATTCGGACTAAGGTTATACAAGGACTCAGAACTATACTGGTTCGGTATGATCTATCAGGACGAGATGAATATTGACCTTATCCATAAGCCCTACTTGGTTAGGGTGTCCGCTATGGATGGGCTAGGGGCATTAAATACAATCTCTCAGGGCTTCCCTGACGCTGGCCCCGAAACGGGCTTCAACTACGATGCTGGGAACTTTGCAACGGTTCTAATCCATATGCTGAAGCAACTAGACAAGCTAGACTTAGGGGCCTCAGATAAGTTCCTTACCTCTTCGGTTGCTTTGCATAGTGACGGTCATAGGACGTATACCGCAGAGTTCGACACATTAGCAGAAACTAGGATAGCCTTTTGGGTTCCCTTGTTCTTTAAGTCGCTAACGGCTGGAATGGGGCAATATACCTATTACAATACTAGCGGTTATATAGGTGGGCTGAATGGAGGCTTGAACGCATTTTACCGAACCAACCTATTCGAAGGCAGACCTTGGAAGGAAGTCGTTGAGCGTATTCTAAAGCCGTTCTTCTGTCAGATTAAGATGGTTGACGGGGCTTATGACATTACACCAATAAACAAGTACAAGTCTATTGGATCACAAGCAACACGGGTATTTGAAAGGGACTACGAAATTAGTCTAACTGATGACCCCACCACGGCCCTTAACTATAGCACCACGACAAGGACACTAGCTAGAGCCTTCGGGAGTTCTACTAACAAGCTTAATGGCCTAACAATGAACTTCAAGCCAGCGGTTGAAACCGTGGTAGTTCAAGAGAACTTTGAGGACAATGTTAACCAGCCTAGCGTTCTACTAAGCGACAATTCAGATAGCACGACATTCACCACGGATGAAACGGGTATCTTCTCCCTTCGCCTTACACCTGGTGTATATCGGTTCGAAAACTTGCTTGCTAGTACTCAAGAGGTATGGGCAGAACTGAGAATAGTAATAACAACGACATACAACTCACAAACGTACTATTGGGGGCCTCAAAGACATATGAGCGGTTCTAGCCACTTTGGTCAGCCCTTGCAGTATATGAATAGCTGGAGTACGTCAGAGCGTTGGATTACCGTTAGCCAAACGAATTACTTCAACACCCTTAAAACGGGAACGCACATATACCCACACCACGGGACGGCTAGGGGCGTGTTAGGTGCTAGTGAGTTGAATGTTATTCAGTCCTTCCCAAAAAATAGCTATTACGGACGCAATAGGTACGTTATGGATTGGCTTAACCCAAGCTATCCCGACCCCACGGTTATAGGTCAGCACCCTTCAGGTGGTCAAGGCTCTATAACGGTCAAGGTTGAACACCTAGCTTTGAATAAGTCCGACAACACCGAAAACACGGACGTAGACACCGAAACCGCTTTAACTGCCGCTGAACTTACTGCCGCTGGTATCTCTACCGCAGAGCAAGGGACAAGGGTGGAGATAATGTCTACGGTTGGCGTCAACAACTTGTTGCACTCACTTTCTACGGGTCAAGACAAGTCCACTATTAGCGTTCTAGACCTTGGGGACATATTCCTAACAGATCAAAGGGGGAACGTACCTTCTAACACTTCTTTTCAATGCTGGGACGGGACGGACTGGAATAACCCTTCTTTAGATTGGGCAGAGGGTGGGACAACTCCTGACGGGCCATTGGTTCGCTTTATGCTTCGCAACTTCGCCACCATATACCAAAAGCCCGTAAAACAGCCCGATATGTCCTACATCGGAGAACTAAACTACCAAGGGCTTGTCGTTCCTTCGTCAGCACCCTTCCCAATAGGAGCCACGGGAACAACGTACTACTTCCCCACTAGGTCTAAGTTCATTGGTCGGGATGACGTTTGGGAGCAGACCTGGATAGAACTAGACGCAAACGAGAACACGGATGACATTACAACCATAGGACAACTAAGAGGCCCCGACCTTATGGCCGACAACACGAATGCAGAAGGTGGGCTAATTGGTGACCTACCAGCTATCGACTCAACAGACGAAGGACTATTCCCACAAACTGGCCAACCAGGATGACGATAACAAAACCCACCCCCGACATTATTAAGGTTCTAGCGATCATTAGCCTTATTTGTCTAGTAGCCTTAACGTCTTGTTCTGCAAGCTTCCACCTAAGAAGAGCAATACAGAAAGACCCGACCATTATCCAACCCGAAATAGTTCAGGTGGTGGACACGGTTATTATTACGCCCTTAGAACGCACAGAAACGACTTTCGTGGCTCTCCCTATAGATACCATTACAATCGAGAAAGAACGCCTTAGAATTAAGATTAGACGCATTCACGACACTTTGAGGGTTGAGGGTGAGTGTAGGTCAGACACCATAACGATAACAGAAACGATTGAACTGCCTCCCGTCATTAAGTACGAAGATCGTCCTTGGTGGTCTAAGTGGCTAATGTGGGGGCTTGCTGGTCTATTCGGTTTCAAGGTGCTGAATATGGCTATTGACAGACTATTAGGGGGGCGAGGGTAGGTCTTACTTTAGCGGTATGAATCTGAACCACTTCTACCATTATTATAAGTCTAAGAGCGGTGGCGGCGTTTCTAACCTTTTGCTGGGCTCTGAGGAATTGGGCAGCACGGGCGTAGGGCGATGGAATCAGGACTTGATGAACGCCGTAAACTCTGACCAGGTAAACAACCCAGAGGGAACAGAACAGACGGCTGACCAGTTGGATTTTCAAGCGTCTAAGAGCGCAAAGATTAGGCAAGATGTTACACTTGTAGCAGGCACAGAATACACCTTTAGTGTATGGGCAAGGGCAGCAAGTGGAACGCAACCTTTTAGGCTTCGCTATTATGACAATGTCGGAGGTAGTGGGGGTGCTTCAGCGTTCACAGCTTCGGCTACTTGGAGCCCAACGACTGGACGTTATTCTTTCACCTTCACGGCTGCAAATAGCGGCACGTTTACTATGATGATTCAGAACGCAGCGGACGGCGCTACACGAAGAATATACTTCTGGGGTGCTATGCTAAACGTAGGAGCAACGGCGGCGGATTATATAAAGACAACTTTCACTGGCCCAAGTTCACCAGCTACGCCGCTAATGGAATTCGGGGACAACTTCGCAGGCGTTACGGCTTACTACTCTCTTAGACGATTTACGATAGGTGAGGACACCAACGCCATACGGGTGAGAAGGTCAAGCGATGACACCGAGCAAGACATTGGCTTCGATGCGAACGGGGACTTAGATAGTACGGCTCTTCTTGCTTTTGTGGGTCAAGAAAACCGATTTAAGCATAGTGACCCTGCTTCAGGAGATTACGCAACCCTTTTGAATGGCAGTACATCTACTAATGATTGGGGACTTTCTTCGCCCTCTTTTACTAATAAAACGATATTAGATAGAGATTTAGGCAACGCTTTAGCTTACCCTCCCTTTGATTTGGTTGAAACGGGCGAAACATACACAATGTCTGCTTATGTCAAGATACTGGATGGAAATTCAGCCACATTTGGAAGCAGTTCAGGGCAGCAGGGATATTTTAATTTAAGAGGAACGGCAGCAGGTAGTCCATCTGACTACACCGTTACAAATGTAACGGGCGATATTTATCGCATATCTGCGACTCTTGTAGCAGGTTCAAGTTCGGGTTCAGGCTTTTTGCGATGGTCAAACGCTAATGCAGGAGAGATTGAGATAACGGGCTTTCAAATAGTAGAAGGCTCAACTCTAACTGACTATGTAGAAACAAATGCAGATATATCGGGCTTTGGCTATGTCACAACGTGGTACGACCAATCAGGCAACGGCAACGATGCGACCAACTCCACCGAATCCGAGCAGCCTTTGGTTGTGAGTGGGGGGACATTGGTTGAAGAGAACAGCAAGGCGGCGGTTGAGTTTGATGGTGTGGATGATTATTTGGTTGCTAACCAGCTGGATTTCGATAATGAATTTATAGTTAGCACAACAAAAGCAGGAGGTTTTGGAAGAATGTTAAATGCACGATACAATGGTGATAATGTAGTTATGATTGTTAATGGAAGATATAGGCGTAATACTAACGATTTATCTTTTAACGGGCCGTTATTTGATATAAAATTAAACCAGCAAACCTTGCTATCAGGCTTAAATCAAACTACATTATACCAAGATGGGACATTGATAACTGCTTTAGATAACACAGCAACGACATACGGAAACACAGATGGTATATTTATAGGAATAGAAGCCGATTTAACCAGCGAATGGCAAGGGGCTTTCCAAGAACTAATACTATTCGACTCCGACCAAAGCAGCAACCGCACGGGCATTGAATCGAACATCAACGACCACTTTGACATTTATAGCTGATGGCTTGGTACATAGGAACACGCGAAGAGGTTGAGCAGTACAACGCCAAAGTAAACGAGGCGAAGCAGTACAAGGGAAGCATCACAAGCAACTGGGCGAACCCACGCCAACACCCTGACGGGAGCAAGTGGGCGATTCTTGCACATAGCACCGAGCCCGATGAAGAGAGCGGCCTAAAATTAGTAGAGGAACTAACCGAAGACTGGAATAGTGAGATACTTTAAGCTAGAAGAATTCGATAGCCCTGACAAACCTGGTAGCGGTGAGTTGATGGATGAAAGTCTTTTGACTATGCTAGACGAGTTAAGGGGCAATTGTGGCTTTCCACTGAAGATCAATTCAGGCGTAAGAACAGAGGCAAGGAATAAGGCGGTTGGCGGTTCACCTAACTCAAGCCACCTAAAGGGCCTAGCCGTGGATATTCACTGCACCGAGTCCGCTAAGAGATTCACAATAGTAGACGAAGCGTTGAGGCTGGGCTTTGACAGAATAGGAGTAGCCAAGACCTTCATTCATTTGGATATTGATCTAGATAAATCACCTGACGTAATTTGGTTATACTAATGAGCCTAAGTGAACTTGGAATAAATATCGGTTTGATGATTGGGGGATTCTTTGGGTCGCTTATAACCGTCAAGAAAAAGAGATGTGTAAAGGAGCAGCTTCTAGCCGTGGTCACGGGAACTATGGCCGCTAACTACCTTTCTCCCGTCCTTATTGAGTGGTTCAACCTAACGGGGTCTTCTCAGTACGGTACGGCCTTTATAGTAGGGTTTGGAGGCTTGAAAGTAGTAGAAGCGTTCTACGACAAATTCTTTAATAAGATAGGATGAACAAGCTACTTTGGGAAGGTCTTCAGTTTGCTATCATTGCGCTCCTTGCTTTCTCCTTGTTTGCGTGGATCGAAGTTAAGTTTTTCCTACCCACCTTAGAAAAGGACATAGTAGAACACCTACCCCACGACACCGTTTACATTGTCAGCGATAGCGTAAGGGTTGATTCTATCCCACACTAAGACCCACAAGCTTCGCAATCCTCATCGTCCAGGTTGCACGTTGTTTCCTCGTCCTCGTCAAGTGACTTAACGAAGTCATCCATACTAACGGGCTCGTCCTTAATTATCTTAACAACCTTGGGGTCTAACGGTACTTCTTGGCCCGTTGTAAGGTCTACTTGTTTAGCCATTTGATTTGTTTAAGCGTTCAACTTTCTTTTCAATGAAACCCCTTTCAAGGTAGTACTTAATAAGCTTTGAATCTATGCTAGTGACTCGTTGCCCCTTCTGTATTACCCTCCCCCTTTGTCGGAAGTCCTTTAAAGCGTAGTATGCAGTTCTTACCCCACTAGGCACAACCAAACCACTTCACGAGCGTAACAACTGAGATAACAAAGCCAGCGCTAAGAACCATCATTAACACGGCTAACCAAGCGATCATAACAAAAGCCTTCGTTCGGCTAATTACCTTCTTTCCTAGTTGGCTCTCTGTGAAGCATTTACGCATTTCCGTGGGGCCACAATCGCACCCCTTTGCTAGTAGTTCGCACTTAGTTTCCATAGATGTTCCCTTTTATGATTATTTTATTTTCAAAGGCCCAGCCGTCATTAACCTCCAGCATCCCGAATCCGTGAACCCAAACGAGTTTGGCCTTGCCGTAGTAGTCAGCGTTCAAGTTACACAAACATCCCATAGTAGCACACATAATGTCCTGACCCAGGCCGTTCTTAATGTTGTAACTCTCCGAGCGGTGAAGGTGTCCTTGTATGGCTGACGTTTTCAGTTCTT